AAAGCTTTAATCTGCCCTTCTTCATAGTTATACTCAGAAGAAACACCTTCGATTCCCGATTCCTGCACCAAGCCTTTTACAGCGATTGCAATTGCCTTATCCGTATTGGCTTCACGGGAAACAATACGGCATTTTGGGAAGATGAACCATACATCATCATCGGTCAGACAGAACAATGCTTTGTTGATAATAACTTTATCCAAAGCACGCTTCCAACCCACATCTTTAGATGCTGCCTGAATAACATCGCCACCCATGAACGCTTTCTTGGTCTTCCAGTCATATTGTCCGATAGAGAAAGCGGGCGATACTTCTCCCGGCACATCATCGTAACGGTAATTCTTTCCCGTTAATTGGTTCTTGTACCCAGTGACGGAGGCTTCCGTTTCCTCAATCTGCCACGTTTCCCCGTGTACATTCAAAACCTCATCTTTCGCTTTGATAGCGGCTTGAATCAAAGTCTTTGCGATTTCGGGGGTAATGTCTGCCGTTACCTTATCAATATCGGCAAACAAGATTCTTTTTATTCCTACTGCTGAAATCATAATCTTATAGTTTTACATTTATTACTTCAAATAAAATTCTCACATTCACGTAATGGCATTTCAAAGCTGTATCCGCTTCCGTGCCAATTGATTCGATAGAGTAACGATAGGTTGTACCGTCATAGGTGCTTACTACATCATCAAGCAGCTTGCCAGCCTTTCTTTCGAGTTCGTTAAGCCGGATTGTGTTCGCTTCATTCTCGCTTAAATTGGGTACACATAGATTCACTTCTGCGAAAGATTTCTTCCAATACTTTCCCGGCTGTTGTTTCTTCGTGTGGATAACGATTCTTTCGGACTTCAATTCACCCGTCAGCGTTTCACCATCAGGCACTATATCTATTCCGAAAGCCTTGCAGTCCCGATAGAGGATGTTTCCTATGTCGGTGGTTACTATCATTCAAATTCTTCTTTTAATCGTTTCTCCGCATATAAAGCGGCACTACTTAAAACATCAAATCCCTTAGATTCCACGAATGAAGCGTATTCCGCTTCGTTTTTCAGCGTCAAACCGTCTTTATCGACATCGTAATCATTGGACGTTCTCAAAGTGAGTGTATGGTCTTGATAATCCCCATGTTCCTCTGCGTACTTCACGGCTTCATCGCCTACATCAATCATCTTCTTTTCGACCTCCCATTCTCCTTCATCGAAAAAGGAGTCGACATCTGAAAAATCGAAATCTACATCCATAATTCCGAGTAGTTAAAGTAGTTTGTACTCTTCACTGTATAAACTTCGCCTTGACCTCTTACGCTATCACCATCCATGCAACGTACTTCATCACCAGCCTTGACAGTAATTCTCTTCTCGCATACCACATGATAATTCGGACGATACACAGAGCCGTTATCAGATGAAAACTCTTTGGTAGTGTTATCATCACAAC